TCGCAAATTAAATATTATTCTTTTTGTGTCTTGTGCTAAAAAAGTGGCACCTACTGCGTCATACATAAAAGTATTTATAGTAGATTAAATACCAGTTAAATTTAATATCCAATAACCAGGTTTATATTGGCCTTGATATGTGTCAATCCATTCAGTACCAGTCCATTTATATTGGTAACCTGTTGCTGTATTTGTAACATATTGTAATGTTGAACCATTTACACTAACGTCTAAACTAACTTCCCATTGTGTACCATTAAATTGAATAATGTCATTTGCTGAAGCACTGATAGTACCCCAGTTTGCAGTACCACCTGGAATATCATTTACAAGCAAGTAACGTTGTCCAGTGGCTTGATTTATTAGTGTGCCATCTCCTGGATAATTTTTTTGAGGATCAATAATTTTTAATACTGCTGTTTGTGTGTTTGTAGGTAATGTTGCTGAATCAATTGTAAAAATTAATTGATTATCGTTAGTTGGATTGTATGCAATAGTACCAACAATGTCTTGTGAAGAATCTTCTATATCCGATGCTCTTCTTAATTTAAGTTTACTTGTACCAGCTTGGAATTCACCGTACTGTTCAAAAAATTCTTTCCATGCATAGTTTTCATTTACACCTGTACCACTTAATAAACTAACAGTATTACCTTGTACACTAATTTGTGCATCTTGTGGTGTAATAACAATTTCTTCAAGTGTGCCAAATTGATCAAAAAAGTCTGCCATATTTTTATCATAAACTAAATCATCCATTGATTCATCTAAATGAATTCTGTTTATAATTTGGTTTATAATAGTTTGTTTTTTAACTTTTGCTGGAGGATTAATCCAAATTGGAACTTGGAATATTAGTGTAGCAATATCTAATTGTGTATCAACACCTTGAGGAACTGATCTTGATGACCATTGTATATCAATTAATTCTACAACGGTTATATTTGTCCAATCCAAAGGATTTGTATTTGCTTGTAATTCAACTGTAGGATTAAACAATGTTAATACTTGTTCTAATAGTTGTAATTTTTGTTCTGTGTTTGAACACCATACATCAACATTAATTGTTAAATCATACGGCACAGGCATATAACGTTCTACGGTATATGTGTTACCCAATTCTGCTGTATACTGATCGTTCATAGAATCATACTTTCTTTCTTGAACTTGTTGTGCTGAAACTAGTTTTGGATCATGTCTACGTTCTCTTGCAACGTTTAAGTTAGCAATATGACAAGTCATAAATGGGGTTGAGTTAATTGCATTTTCAGTATTACCACGTAGTACGTGTGCTACTAACCTTGACATATCTGCATAACGCATTGGTACAGTTTTGTATACTTCAGATGAAGTACCACCTGCATTTTTTTGACCACTTTTTACTTGAAAGCCATTAAAGATACGTACAAACTGTAACAAGTATCTTCTTATTTGCTGATCATACCAAAATTGTGCCATTATACATCCGTCCTAGGTTTAACTGCTTTATATAATCCTTGCTGTTCTTTACCATCAGTATTGTCAGCATTTGGATTTGTATTTTCTATAAATGTATTTAATATTCTGTTAGCCGCTGAATATGTACCACGCATATCATCTTCTATTTTAATAAATCTATTACCTACTTTTTTAAATAATCTATTTGGAGAATAATCTGTACGCAATACATAATCTCCGTCATTTAATGAATTAGGGAAACTTGAACCTGTGTGTGCAATTTTAATACCGTTTGGTGCTTTACCATCTCCAGCATGAATACCAATTTTGTTAGCAAAGCCAAATGCATCATTGGCTGAATCTCTACTTGAATGTAAAGCAACATCAACTGTTTCCCAATCATCTATAGTTGCACTATATTTTTTAAATGCAAATTTTAAACCACCTGTTGTATTTGGTTGTAACCAAATTTTGCCATTAGTATTTGTTGAAGGTTGTGATGAATTAATTGCTACATCTACTCCAAGTAGTGTAGTTGTAGTTGAATCTGTTGCAATTTTTACCCAAGAACCATTTGAAACTTTTTTGTAATATGTTGAACCAACAGCACCATCAATACTTACAACAGCATAATCATTTGCAGGTGCATATGATGAAATAGGTGCTTTTGTTTGACCATCTATATTTGCATTGTCAACATGAGAAACTGCTTGACTAGACCAAGTAGTTCCATTACCAACATATAAACCCCAATTTGTGCTTGTTGTATCTAACCATAGTGTTCCATTTGAAACACCTGTTGTTGGTTTAGTTGAACTTACAAGATAATCAAATGTTTCCCAACTAGTATCTGTTGATTGATATAATTTAATTGATGCTTGATTTGTTTGCCAATGTGCATAAACTTTTCCTGGTATATATTGATCTGCTTTGTTAATATACAAGTGACTATTTTCAACTCCTTTTTTAGGTACATCAGTTTGTGCTTGATTTACGATTGCTTCAGAAATATCAATTTCTGATTGATAAGTTGAAATTAAATTTTTAAGATCATCTTTATTTTCACCAGTACCAAGTATATCTGAAAATTCTTGACTGTCTGTAATTGGAGTACATTTAACTCTCCAAATATGTGGGAACCAAGTTGGTGAATAACCTTCTGATCCTCTAGCGGCATCTTCAATAACATAATATCGATTCATTGCCATAGGACCTTCTGGATAAAATACTGATACTTCACCAGAGGCAGTACTCTTACTGCCAGTTACAGTTTCACCTGCAATAAACACACCATCAGTAACCATTCTTAAAACTTTGGCTTCATGATTGTAATTTACCACAGTTGCAGTTGCACCACTTGATGCACCAGTTACTGTTTCACCTTTTCTAAATTTTTTTGCTGTTTTTGTTGTGAACTCTAAACGAGCCATATCCAACATCATGTCTTCACGTTGGTGTGGAAGCTCAATTACATCACCACTCATTAACTTTCTACCTAAAATTTCTACCATATCGTTTAGATGGAAAGTTAAAAAGATTGTATCATTAGATAAAAATGCACCAAATTGTGTTAAATCAAATTCTGAATCAGCAACCTGATATACACCACGCATATCATATACGTCTGGATCATATTTACGATCTCTATTTTCTAAAAATAATAAGTCTTGTATGTTAGTAGGTCTAACTACAGAGTTATCTGGTTGTGTAGCATCAGTAGTAGATGCTTGAGCATGAGGACCAAGGTATTTGTGTACAAAAACTCCTGTGCCGCCGGCGTTAAAATGCTCGCGGATCACACGATCTATCATTTTATAATCATTACCTTTTTCTGGTTTCCATAAGCTGATTCGTGGCATATTAATATCCTTTTACATTAGTATTTATTTGATTGAAATCTATTACTGATTGACAAAACAAGCAATTTATGTATAATCATGTATATATAGCAGTATGGAGAAGAAAAAATTGACAAATAAGGATTTATTAGATATTCCTGAGTTTTTGAGGCGACAAAGTAATGATGATAAAGCAAATACGCCAACTGTAGAACCAGAAATCACAGCAGAAGAACAGCCAAAAGTAGAAGTTGTTGAAGAAGTTGCAAAGCCAGAAAAGCCCAAAAAACCTTCAATACAAGATCGTATGCGTACACGGTTTTTTATTATAATGGGTGATATTCATGATGAATTTGAAAAAGTATGGGCAACCAATGGTGATCCAAAACAATTTAAAGCATACAATTATTTTGCATCAAACGATATACCTGGTGCTTTTATGAAAATGATTATAGAAGATGTTAATATTGTATTAGATGAAGAACGTAAAGGACTACAATATAGAGATATCAAACCAAGTGAACGCACTGACGAACAGCAAGATTATGTAGAAAGTTTTGAAAACTATTCAAAAAAAGAAATGCAAACTCATATTTCTTGGTGGGAAAGAATTATCAAAGATTGTGAATTATGGAAAATAAACAAATTAAAATCACGTAAGCCAAGAAAATATAAACCACCATCAAAAGAAAAATTGGCTAAAAAAGTAAAATATAAAATAAAAGATGATGATGTAAAATTAACATCAGTTGATCCTGTAAATATAATTGGAGCACATGGGTTAATAGTTTACAACACAAAAACCAGAAAACTTGGCATATATGAAGCCACACACAAACACCATGGATTATCAATCAAAGGTACATCTGTGCTTAATTATGACACAGATACATCAATACAAAAAACACTTCGTAAGCCAGTTGAAGTATTAGAACGTGTGCATACAGGCGGTATACAAGCATTTAAAAACACACTTAATTCAATTAAAGCAACAGATGTGAAGCTTACAGGACGCTTAAATGGCGAAACTATACTGGTCCGTGTTTTTAACTAAAACAATAAATACATATATAGGATTTAGAAAATGGCCAAAACTAAAAGTAACAGATCAAAAGTTATCGATGAAATTCGTAATATTTTGGGTGATGGAATGGTTGATGTTGAACTTGACCCAAAACACTATGAAACAGCATTGGATTTAGCAGTAGATAGATTTAGACAAAGATCATCAAATGCTAATGAAGAAGCAACATTATTTTTATCGTTGATTGAAGATATTAATGAATACACATTGCCAACAGAAGTGATAGAAGTTAGAGAAACGTTTAGACGTGCTTTAGGTTCTGATAATCAATCAGGTATTGATGTTGATCCATTTGAATTAGCATACACTAACTTGTACTTTTTACAAGCAGGAAGAATTGGTGGTTTAACTACTTGGGAAGCATTTAGTCAATACCAAGAAACTGTGGGTAGATTGTTTGGTAACAAAATTAATTTCACTTGGGATACAGTAACTAAAAAATTAACAATAGTTAGAAGACCAAGACATTCTGAAACAGTATTACTACAGGTTTATATGCGTAGAACAGATGAAACACTATTAGATGATCCGTATGCAAAACCATGGTTACGTGATTATGCACTTGCACAATGTAAAATGATGTTAGGTGAAGCAAGATCAAAATTTGGCCAGTTGCCTGGTGCACAAGGCGGTGTTACATTAAATGGTGCTGATTTAAAAGCAGAAGCACAGGCCACAATGGATAGATTAGAAGACGAAATACAAAAATATTCAGATGGTGGTGATCCTATTACATTTTTAATTGGATAATTCCAATTGACAAATTCATTATAATATGATACTATAGTAACATGATTGAAGTTACTTTAGATATAGATAAAATTTCCAAACGAGATGAATACATAGGACAATCAACAGGTACCAGTGTTGAAGGTGGTGCTCTCAATGCCAACTATAGGGAAGTTGATGCAGTAGCCAGAGTTGCAAATTATATGGGTATGCTTGGTTACAAATATGAAAAAGACTGGCATTGGGAAGATGCTGGTTGTGATGAATTGACCGTAAAAGTTGATAGCGAAG